AATAAATCTCATTTTTTCTTTTCCATTAGTTTAACAGCTTTGTTATATGCTGTCATATTAATAGCACCTTCACGTAGAAGTTTTTCTCTATTAACTAAATGCTTTGCTTCAACTTCGTTTTTTGAGCCACCAAAGTATGCTACACAATGTCCTGATTCGATCATAACATCTGTTACCATGTTGCCATCGTTGGTTATAAAGTCACCTAGGATACGACCAAACTTACCTTTAGCATCATACTTCTTACATTTTAGAACTGATTTTTTACCTAGTAGTGATTTAAGTTTATCCTTTGCGGCTAAGCCAAATACTTTTTCTACTTTGTCTCTTGTGCGTGACTCTGGTGTATCAATGCCCATTATGCGAACACGTTCTTTTTTAAGAACTACACCAAATCCTAAGTCGATGTCTACAACAACTGTGTCACCGTCTACTACTCTTTTAATCGTTACTGCATATTCGTACATGTTTAATCCCTTACATCTGCTAATTGATGATCTACAACTTGTACATCTTCTACTAATGTACTGTTGCAATTACAATCTGGACAGTCATAGCACTCTGTACATGATTGGCCGCAATGACATCCACATCCACAGTTTGCACATTTGTTCATTATTTTTTCCTTTGCCATTTAGCCGCGGTGATCGGCGATTGTGTATTTGTGTCTTCCATTTCTTCACTAGGACCTCTGGCTTGTGTTTTTGTTTTTATACCTAATGCTTTGTGAGCCGCATCTATTTTTTGTTTGTCTGCATCAGTGTATGCACCAATGTATGCAGTTGCCGCAACAGAGTCTATATCTATATCATCGTCATTTCCTGGTGCTCTTGCCATAAACATACTAGCACGATATAATCCGTAATATCTATCTGCATCGTTGGTGTAAGCTCCTGGTGTTGCTTGTGCTTGACGATCATCAATTGTTCCGTGTTTTGTCTTCCACCTTTTAAATTCCATTAAGAACTCAATAGCACGCATTAGTTGTTTACCTTTGCACCTTTACGCCATTGATAGCACGACCAGTACCTAGCTGTAGATTTGTCTTTGCCTTTAGGTTTGTCACAACCGTGTCTGGCACGAAAGCTTTTACGTCTTTTAGGATCATCTCTTTTAATCGATAAGTTAGGATCACCAAAGCGAATAATTTTTACATTACCTGTTTTAGGATCTTTAACATAAACTTTGAATTTTTTCTTTGGATTTTCTGAAGTACGAATAGGATCATTAAGTTTAACTTTTTTACCTTTGTATTCTGCTTCGTTATAGATAGCAAACTCTACACCTGGTTCAAAAGAACAACCACACTGCTCAAGCATTGTTTGATGTTCTTGATCCATTTCTACTGTTATTGATAAATCGTCGTGATCAATAACAACCGATTCGATAACAGTGTCCATATTAACAATAAAGTCAACGCGGTCATCAGTAATTGGATGTGCTATTTGTCTAGCTGTTTCCTGTAGATGTTCGTTGAATGTTTTCATTATTCATTACCTTTGTAGGCCTTGTATAATTCTAACATTTTTTCATCAGTTATTGATTCGTTATATAAAGGATTTGAATTACTTTTAGCCGCCGACTTATCTTTAGGGCCGTTTAATCCACCTGACATTGTGTTTAACTGTGTGTCAACATCTGTAACTTGTTCGTTAGGTGTATTAGCATGTTGAATATCTCTTTCTTCTTCAACTGCTTCTTCTTCGCCTTTATACTCTTCATAACCTTCCGAACGTTGTCCGGATAAGTTTAATAATGTTTTAAGCATATCAGTATGTTCACCTTGGGCATTTACACTTACTGTTTCTTGGTTATCATCATCAATCTGTTGAACAACTTGTAAACTTTCAGCAACTTCTTCAGTTTCTACTGACTCATTTAACTTTGCTTCAAACATTGCTGTTATATCAATTTCTTCTTTACCTTCCATTGTAACAAACGCTGTGTCTAACACAGCTGGTTCTGCTTCACCTAATCCTTCTTTCTTAGGACGTCCACGCTCACGTTTAGGAGCATTTGGATCTACTAATGGATCAATTGGTTCTAGCGAATCAACTTTTGTCTTTGCTTGAGAATATTTGTAGTGTCTACGCTTACCATCTTTAAATGTAACTGTAAACCCTTGCCCATCATCTTCTGGACGGTCCATTTGAACTTTGTGGCCTTGTTTTTCATGACCTGCTACGATATCAGCAACATGTTTAGCATCATATGCTTCATCTAGTTCAATAGTTTCAATGTCTTCTTCAACTTTTTCATTCTTGTTGTAGTCTTCTGGAGAATTGTCTTCTTCTTTAACTTCTTTATCTTCTTTTTTATCTTTTTTAGCATCTAGCATTTTTTGAAATGCCGCTTTCTGTGCTGGGCTTTGTGCTTCTTCAATTTCAACTGATTCAGTTGTAGTTGATTCAGGAGCATCGCTTTGTACATTAAGCACTGGAACATCTGCTAATTTTATTAAGTCAGCATGTGCATCTTTGCCGTACTGTGCATAAAGGTTATCACCGGTTGTACTAATTTCTGTAACACCTTGTGGTGCATTGTTTGGTTGAGTTGTTTCAGCTGATTTAATTGCCGCTAATTGATCTTCCGTTGGATTTTCAATCTTCTTAAGTGTGTCTAATACATTATACATGTCCATAGTAGTATCCTCTTATCTTGCAAACGATTTAACGTCTGGTAATTTTGTTTTTACACTACCCATAGCACTTTTATCGCCTTGTGGTAGATCATTAGTAGTAGGAGCCTTAGGGGTTGCTCCGCCTGCTATCTCATATTGTGTTGTTTCTTTAGGAACTGCTTTACTAGGATCTGCATAAACTTCACTAGCTTCTTTGTTTGTTTTTGTGTCTTCAGGCAAATCTTTTTCTAATAATGGTGCTTCTTCTGCTTCAGCACCTTCGTTTTCTTCCCATCCATCAGCAAAATTTTGTGATACTATTTTTACTTGTGATTGAGGCTTACGTGTGCATGCTTCAATCATTTGAAATAGTTCTTGTTGACCTGCTGGATAATCTAATTCTATTTCAAAAATGCAAACTTCCATATTCTTAACACCTGGAAAGTCTAACGGATCTTCTGTTACTGGTGTTGTTTTTGGATCTGACATTTTAATCAAATCAAATTTTGCTAATTTGTCTTCTAGTTCTTTAAGACAATCTTTGTCACAGCCGCCGGCTACTTTAATTCGATATGAATAAGTTTGCTTTGACTCTGTTAAATATTCTGTAAATTTTTTCATTGTTATTTCCCCTAACTATGCGTATATTTATGCTACTTTATTCTTTTGTGTCTTTATTATTTAATAACTCTTTCAACATTTCGTTGCGATCTAACACGTATCCTTGTCCTGTTTCTATTTGTTCATTTCCTGCATTGTCTACTAATTTCTTTTGATCCTGTGCGGCTTTCTTTAATTGTAAATCAATCATTTTTAGCTTTTTATTAATCTTAGCTGTCTTAGCTGATATAGCGTGGTTTAGCATATTACTTGCTACTCCAAATATCTCACTGGCAAAGCGACTGTCTACATTCATGCCTAAGTCCATTAAATCTTTGTAACTGTCTTTAGCTAACTGTCCTAACTCATCCATCTCTTCGTCACTGGCTTCTAATCCTTTTACAGCAGGTAACGCTGATTCTATCTTGTCAATGTTCTTTAATGTTTGTTGTGGTAGTTGTGGATCCGCTGTTTCTTCTTGTGGTAATGGTATAGAAACATCTGCGTCTTTGGCAGGCTCTGATGGTTCTAAATCAAATAACTCCTCTAACTTTTTAGTCATTATCTTGCTCCACTTCTAAATATGTCGTCTTCAGTAACTACTCTAAATGTAATACCATTTGCTTTACACCAACGCATAGCTTGATCCCATTTAGCGTGATTAATTGCTACAGTCTCTCTGGTAGCTCTGTTAGCATTTTTGCTTTCAATTATACTTTGCTTTTTAGGTTTAATTTCTACCAGCTCTGTTACTAATTTACCTCTTTTGTCTTGGTACTGGACTAAAAAGTCAGGAACGTAAGTTGTTTGTTTTCCAGTCATTGGGTGTTTGTAAGGAATACGTACACTCTCACTAGCCCATTTGACTACACTAGTGTGCTTGTCACAGAATTGCATAAATGCGTGTTCCCAACTTGATCTGTATCTAGGTGCTTTTTTACCTACATATTTGTCGGGATTCATTATTGAGTAAAGACCGTTTGCAAATCTGCTAGCCATTACTTGCTAACATTACGTGCCGCATATAAATTAGGTTGTTGTAATACGCTAACACCAAGTAATGTTGATTTTGATCTAAGACCGTTGAGATAGTATGCAATAACTTCATCCATTGCCAATGGATCGTCCAAGCCTTTAAACTTTTTTAATAGTTCGTCTGTAGATATATTGTAGTTTTGTTGTATTCTAAAAAATACTGATGTAAAATCATCTGCTATGGCTGTATCGGTTGAATGCTTTAGAAAAAATGATCTCACTATGTCAAACTCGTCAGCATTAATGACTGTTTCTGTATTATAGAAATTATCAAAAATTTTAACTGTAGATTCTAAGTTATTTTTTGTAATGTTTACTGTTGACATGATAGTATTTAACCTTATTCAGCACTAGGCCAAAAATCATCGACCAATAGATTTTCCGTTACTAGAAATAATACTACCAGATCTTACTGTAGAATCATTAGTAGCTGTAGAAGTTAGATTATTTGTTTTGCTATTAGATGTTGGTGGAGATGAGAAGTTAAAATCGCCTGAGGCCACTGTTGGTAACCCTTCACGTATTACTACTCCTAATACTTCTTCTTTAATACCTTCTGTACTTATATCACCCTTGTTGAAAATATCATACACACGACCAATTTTTTTACCAGCACCTAATACATCACCTGTTGCTAAATCTTCAAAAACACCTACGCCTGCATCTAACAATCCACCTTGTCCTAATATAGATGAGTTAGAGCCTGCTTGGCTTAATGAACTAGGTTCTTTGTCATAATGAGCTGGATCTGTAAATCCTGGAATTGGAGCACCTGTTTGACCATTAAGAGCACCAGCACCATATTTTACAGTTTCATACTTTATAGTCATTGAGTTTGCCATTGGTTCGCCACCCTGACTATAATCATATTGGTCATGACGCATTTCTGTAATTTGTGGATTGATTAATGTATACGAAACAAAATCATGTTGATTAAATCCGTATATTGTAATATCTTTAAAGAATTGAGGTTTGTTGCCAGTTCCTGTATTATCTTCTGCTGAATATCCCCAATCGCTACCTGCTCTAGTCTGACTGTAAACATCTCTAGTATTATAATCACTTCTTCCAACTGGAGCATTGTTTACACCGTTAGCATTTCCTTGAACTGTTCCGTAAGGCTGACTTGGATCTTTATAATAATAACTAAAATATTTAAACCATAAACTACGAACAAGATCAGCACCGTCATCATGAAACTCTACCGTTACTGGTTCATAATTAATTTTTGAATGTACTAGTCGTTTTCTATTATATTGATTAAATTCATCTACGTCTAATGCGTAGTTTGGAAGTGTTATGTTTTTAACTAACACACTGAGCTGACTTTGCTCCTCTGGACCAAATGCTGTTTTAAGACCAGGTAGCTCCGTAACATTTAAGTTGAAATGCACATGGAATAAAAACTTAAATCGTGGAGCTAGTTCATAGCCAGCAGATCTAAATGTTTTGCTGGCATGCCTATAGTCTTTTAGATAATCGCTACCGAGAAAGCCCTTTAAGACGTCCCCAAATATTCCGGCCATCTAAATTATCCTGTTACTACTGTGCCTAATGTCCTACCTACTGCTGAACCCACACCGCTACCAATTGGAGTTTGGATAGCATTATCAAATCTAATAGTCATTGATAGTGTTACAGGAGCACTTTCACCGTATGATAAATCATTATAGTTAACTGCTGTTAAGTAGCAACCATATAATTCCCATGTTTCTAACACGTTTGGTTCGTTAGCACCGTTACCACCGTCTAATACTTCGCAACGTGTAATAAATTTATAGTCAATACCTGCTGAAGCAGATGATTGTTCCATAAAGTCTAATTGTTTCTGTAGTTGTTCGCCAACTAGTTTAGCAACAGAACCTGACGCATCGTCACGTAATTCAACTGCTGTAGTTTCCCAAGTATGTTTACCTGCTAGATACATACGTGAGTTATATAACTCAATCGGCATTTCTTCAAATGATAATGAAGGTCTAGCAAATGAAATAACTTGTTTAGTTAATTCTGTTCTTGGTGTACTTGCACCAAAGTTTTCAAATACCGTTCTAAAACGATACTTTAATTTAGGCATTAACAGTCCTTGGTTAGATGCACTTTGATCTGACGCTAAAGGAACTGACATCCTAGTTAATGATGAAACAGCCATGTGTATTTCTCCTTGTTAAATATCTTTCTACTACTATTTATCAATATAAAGTCGCAAAAAATGGCTCCGAAGAACCATTAAGTGCGTATATTATTCTATACTATAATACTATAAATTACCTGCTTCAATATCACCTGTGTTTTTAATTCTCAGTGGAATGTAAATAAATTCTACTGATTTTGTAGGTTCAATTGCAATATCAACATATAGCTCGTTACGATCAATACGTTCTGGTGTATTGTTTGTATCATCACACACAACTAGATAGTCATAAACACCACGTTTAGCAGTAATATCGTTTAATAACTGCTCACATGCGTTTTTAACTTCGTTTCTAGTAACTGTGTCATTTGGTTCAAAGATATATGATTTTCCTAACACTTCTAATCTATCACGAACATATGCAACTAGTCTTGCCACGTTTATTCTATCAAGTGCTGATGGAGTTGAAGCAACTGTTTTGTTACCGTAGTTCTGTAAACCTGAACCTGGTACAAACGTAAGTGGATTAACTTTATTTTCATACAGTGTGTCGCGTAGTGCTTGTCTAACTGAAATTTGTTG